ACATATTACTGAATCTGGTATTACACAAATGGCATATCAAGAAGAACCTAATAGTATTATTTGGTGTGTTAGAGCTGATGGTCAACTTTTAGGATTTACTTATCAAAGAGAACAACAAGTTACTGCCTGGCACAGACATATCATTGGTGGATCTTTTGGAAGTGGCAATGCTGTAGTTGAAAGTGTTGAAGTGTTACCAACAGATGATTCTGAATACCAAGTATGGGTTATAGTTAAAAGAACCATTAATGGTACAACAAAAAGATATGTAGAATATTTACATAATTTAAGTTTTGATGAAACGGATGATACTTCATTTAATTATTTAGATTCTCAATTAGCTTATGACGGATCTGCAACAACTACAATAAGTGGTTTATCTCATTTAGAGGGTCAAGAAGTTTCTATACTTGCAGATGGATCAACACACCCAAATAAAACTGTATCAAGTGGTTCAATTACATTAGATAGATCAGCAACAAAAGTTAAAGTTGGTTTACCTTATGTGTCATTATTACAAACAATGAGAATGGATGCTGGCTCACAAAATGGTACATCACAAAGTAAAACAAAAAGAATTTATGAAATTACTGCTAGACTTTATGAAAGTATTGGTATTGAGATTGGTCCAGATCTAGATAACATGGAACGAATACCATTTAGATCTTCAGCTAACGCTATGAATAGTGGAGTTAATGTATTTACTGGTGATAAAGATATAGAGTTTAGAGGAGACTATGAGACAGATGGTTTCATAATTGTTAGACAAACACAACCCTTACCTTTGACTATATTATCATTATATCCTAAACTTCAAACAAACGATGGATAGAATATTAAATATTGTCAAATATAAAGGTGAACATGGTACATTTATAATGAAACAACAAATGAATCATGTATTGATGGATAAAGATATGGAATTTGAAGGTAACGCAATGAATTTAGAACAAGAGAACTTAGCATTTACAGGTATGATTGATGGCAAACCTATTTTTGCTGCAGGTATGAAAATGATTTGGAATGGTGTTGCAGAAGGTTGGGTGTTAGCTACTAAAGATGTTTTAGATCATCCTTTACTTGTAGCAAGAGAAATTAAAAAAGGTTTTGCAAAAACTGCTAAAGAAAATAATATCAATAGAGTTCAAACTGCTATAAGAGCTGACTATACAACTGGTTTAAAATTTGCTAAATGGTTAGGATTAGAGGAAGAAGGATTAATGAAAAAATTTGGTTTTGATGGTTCAGATCAATATATGTATGCGAGGTTATTCTAGTGAGTTGGCAAATGGCAGCAGTAACAGCTATTGGCAGTGCAACAATGGCACAACAAAATGCTTATGGAAAATTCAATCAATCAGTTAATGACAGAAATGCTTTAGTTAAAGAACAACAAGCTGAAGTTATTGATAATAAACTTGAGCTAGATTTAGCTTCGTTTGATAAAGAGTTTAGAAAACTTGAAGGTAACACTTTAGTTAAAACATTAAAATCTGGTGTTACTAAAGAAGGAACTGGAGCAAGAATTGAAAAATACAATTTAGCTCAAGCTGAATTAGAAAAAAGCAAAATGGTTTATGATGCAGAAATTGGTAAGGCTCAAGCATTTGAGCAAGCTAACTTTGCTAGAATCTCTGGTCAAATTGCTAGACAAGAATCTAAAATAGCAATGATGAGAACAGCAACTAGCATAGGAACATCATTACTTACAATGCAAGGATAATTTATGGCAAGAGATTACAAATCAGAATACACAAATTACCACTCTAAACCAAAACAAAAAAAAAGAAGAGCTGGTAGAAATGGAGCAAGAGCAATAATGAAAAAGAAATATGGCTCTAGTTTATTGGGTAGAGATATAGATCATAAAGATAGAAATCCAAACAATAACAGTATAAGTAATTTAAGAGTTCAATCTAAATCAACAAACAGATCAAGAAATTCATAGACTATGCCAAAGATACCCACATTCACTTCAACAAGATCTATAACAGCAGAAACAGCATCTGTTGGAAGTAATATTCAACTTAATGTTAACAACACACCAGCAAGTGCATTAGAACCAGTTAGTGATTTTATTCAAAAAAGTTACATTAAAGAAAAACAAACTGAAGCAAATAATAAATCTTACAAAGCTATTAATGAATTTTATGAAGATCAATTAGATGAAACAGGTAATGTAATTCAAAAAGGTTGGCTAACAATTTCAAGTGAAGCTAAACAAAAAGAAAACCCAACAGAAGCATCTAACTATTTTGATAGCGAGATACAAAAACTTTACAATTATAACAAAACAAAAAATTATAAAAAATTAAATAACTTTGAAAAGAAAGCTATTGATGCAAAATTTTACGCAACTACTGGAATGCTTAAAACTACAGCTATTCAAGAAGCTAGATTAAACATGATTCAAGAAAACAAGGATATTGATGATGATACTTTTGTTAAAGAAGCACAGCTACTTTCACAAATGGGTACAATTTATATTGATCAATTTAAAAATGTTATGACTTCAAGAATTGAATCTAATCCAGAATATGATGATGGAACTAAAAAAATATTAATTAAAGAATATCACGCTAAAGGTGTTGAGTTTTTAGCTAAAAGTATGGCTTCATCAAAACCTTTACAATTTAAAGAAGCGATGAAGCAAAATAAATTTACAGATGTTTCTGCTGTTAAATTATTAGAGTATGATGGTATAGCAAATGAAAATATTAAAAAACAAAAATTTGAAACATTATTAGCTGGATTAGATGTACCTTTTGATGCAGATCCAAGAGATTTTGTTATTGCTAATGAAGAAATTCAAAATAAAAATTTTGGTAATAATGAACAGTTGCAAGCTATATACGCTAGTCTTACTCCTCAAGAAGTTGTTGAATTTAAAGAGGCATACAAAACAAAAGCATCTGCAATAAGAGCAGATAGAAATATGAATATTTTAACTTCTACACAAGTGGGTAAAGTAAAAGCTGCACAAAATACCAATCAAATATTTGAAGATCTTTATAAAGATAAAGGAATATATAATGAAAAATTAAAAAAATTATTTCCAGACAATTTAATAGCAGTTGAACAATTAACTGAATTTAGTTTAAAAGTTTCAGAAGGTAGTGCTAATAATGTTTCTAATTTTGATAAAAATGATGACATAATTAAATTAATTGTTAACGATAAAATAAATAGTGTATATGATAAATTTACATTACCTGGAGAAACTGAATCTTTATCTGTAATAGAAAGAGCTGGAAAACAGGTTAATGTTGCTGATGTTAAATATTTGAATACTCTTTTTGAAATTTCTAATGAAGAAGGTTTTAAAGAAAACCATACAAAGTTTTTTAAATTTATAGATATGTTTTCATTAGAGGTTGCAGGAAGTGCTGCATTAAAAAACCTAGACACTAAAAGAGATTCAAGATTAAACAATTTTAAATACGCAATGTATAATAGATATATTGTAGGATTACAAAATGGTCATACTGCAGACGAATTGTTAAAACCAACTAAAGGAAATAAAAAATTTATTGGTTATGATTTTCATACATATATTCCAAACATGAATGATGTATTTAAAGATATTAGTACAAGTATAAAAAAAGGTGATGAAGATTTACCAGATATTCCAAATGAAAATAAAAAACCAACAAAAAAAGAATTAGAAGATAAACTTGGAAGAACTATTACTATTTCAGAATACGAAGAACTAACAAAAGGAAACTAATGCCTACATTAGCAGATCAAGTAAAATCCTATGAAAAGGCAGGTTTCAGCACAGAAGAAATATCTGCGTGGACAAAAAATAAAGCTAAAGAATTAAGTGAAGCAGGATTTTCTACTCAAGAGATTGCAAAAGATTTAGGATATAAAGAAGTAAATTTAAAACCTATTAGAGCAGCTTGGGAAACTATTATTAATCTTGGTAGAAAAGAACATGAAAAAGTTTATTCAGAATTAGAAGCGTTAAACGCACAAAACGATGACACACCTTTTATTCAAAAACAAAAAGAAAATTTAGTTGGTCAAATATTTGAACCAGCTCAATACTGGAAGAGAGGTTGGGATGCTGGTGTTTGGGATCTTCATCAAAGTTATGTTAATGGAGAAGAAATTCCAGCAATGTACACTACTAATATGCCAAACGATACAGGTTTTTTAGAAAGAAACATAATGAACATAGCAAGATTGTCTAAAGATATTATTCCTTATGCTGCTGCCACTATTCCTGTAGCATTAGCTACTAGAAAAACAGATGCTAGTTTAGCTGCTGGTGCTTTTGTAGTTGGATCTATGAGAGAAACATATTTACAAGCATTACAAAATGAAGAAGTAAATGGTTTTAATGAGTTTTTTAAAATCTGGACACAAGAAGGTTGGAAAGCTGGAGCAACAGAAGCAGCTCAAATTTATGCAGCAAGTAAAATAGGTGGATTATATAAAGGTGTACTAGCAAAAACTGTAGCACAAACTGTAGGGTTTGAAGCAACTGGTGCAATTATTCATGGACAAATGCCAGGTAAAGAACAAATGGCAGACAGTTTATTTTTATTTAGTTTATTTAATTTAGGTAGTGCTTCAGTAGCAAAGTCTAAAAGAATTATAACAAAGAACGATAGAACTCTTCCAGAGCTAGCAGAAGATATGGTTGTTCACAAAACAGTTTTAGAAGATACTGCAAGTAAAACAAATGAAAGACCAAGACATTATGGTGAGGAAACAACTGTAACATATAAACCAGAAAAATTTAAAGAAGGTATTAAATTTGAAACTAAAGCAGAAGAAGCTATTTTTAATAAAACAAAATACTCCGAAAGAGAACCTATAACAACTATACCAGAAAAACTTAACGCAGTAAAACAAACAAAAGATTCTGCTGTTACAAAACTTGTTGACAGACTTCATCCTATTAAAATGGTCATAAGAGAAATTCAAAATACAAAAAATATGAAAGATGCTTTAAATGTTTATGAAAGATTTAGATCTTTACTTGGAATGGAAAATAGAGCAGGAGCTGCTATTGAAATAGGTACATTTGATATTAATTTAAAAACTAATGGTAAATCTTTTAAACAAATTATAGAGCCTATATTTGAAAAAGATTTTGCAATACCTGGACTACCAGAGAAAGTTCCATTTAGTTTAGCAGCAAGAGATTTAAAAAATAAACAAAATTATGCAGAGTTTAATAATTATGCTATTGCAAAAAGAGCTTTAGAAAAAGGAGATCAAGGAATTAAAACTGGTATTCCTTTTGAAGTATCAAAAGAAGTAGCTAACAATCCAAAATTAATTAAAAAATTTGAAAAAACAAGATTAGAATTAATTGAATACAATAAGAAATTATTAGAGTACGCAAGAGATAAAGGTTTAATCACCAAAGAAGCATTTGATGCTATGGTTGAAATGAATAAAGACTATATTGGTTTTGCTAGAGTAATGGAATTTGTTAAAGGTGAAAAGAAAACAAGTGTATCTTCTTTAAAAGAAATGAAAGGATCTGAAAGAGATATAATAGATCCTATAGAAACAACTTACTCAAATACATTTGCTATTATTAAAAAAGCAGAACGTAATTCTGCTATAAATGAATTTTTAGATGCAGTTGAAGCTGCTCAAATTAATGGTGGATTTTTAGACATTCAAAAAAAACAAGTAACTAAAATTACAAAATTAAGTTTAAAAGAATTTGAAGATTTTGGTATTGATACATCTAAAATGTCTACAAAGGTTAAGGAAAATTTACAAGTATTTAGAAAAGAGTTTGACAAAGTTGATGGTGATTCTGTTGGAGTTTATCGTAATGGTAAATTTGAAGTTTGGGAAGTTGGAAAAGAATTAGCAGAAGCCTTAAGAGATTTTGATCCAAGACTAAGTAGAAATTTAATGTTTGGTATTGCTAGACAACCTGCAAGCTGGTTAAGAGCTGGTGCTACTTTAGCTTTAGACTTTGTTGGTGCTAACTTTCTTAGAGATACAGTTCAAGCATCTATCTATAGTAAGTATGGTTTCTTTCCAGTAGTAAGTTCTATTAGAGGGTTGTTTGATATTATTGCTGGTAAAACTGGTTTAAGTAAAAAATCACAAAAAATGTATGAAGATTGGGTTAAGTCTGGTGGTATGCAATCAACAATGTTGTCTCTTGATAAAGCTGCATTTGACATTGTAAACAATGGACCAATTAGAAATAAAGCATCTAACCCTATAGAAATATTAAGAGTGATTTCAGAAACATTTGAGAATGCTACAAGGATTTCTGAATATAGAAGAGCATACAATGCTTCTATTAAAAGAGGATTAAATCATAAACAAGCTGTTGAAAGAGCTGGTTTTGAAAGTAGAGATATAACTTTAGACTTTGGTAAAATGGGTACAGAAATGAAAACTTTAAATCAAATATCTGCTTTCTATAATGCAAGAGTTCAAGGTTATGCAAAACTTTATGAAGGTTTTAAAGAAAGACCAGGAAGAGCATTAATGGCAATCGGTGGTGGAATCATGGTGCCTACTGCGTTACTTTGGTGGTTAAATAAAGATGATAAAGATATTCAAGCACAACCAGAATGGGTTAAAAGACATTACTGGTTATTTGCAACTGGTAAAGGTGAAGATAAAGTAATTCATAAATTTCCAAAACCTTTTGATATAGGTGTAGTTTTTGCTTCTTTAGTAGAATCTTTTTTAAATTATAATTACAGTAAAGATGAAACAACTAAAAGACAATTAGATGGTTGGTGGCAAGATTATTTGGTACAAACAGGAAAAGGATTTATTCCTACTCCACAATTTTTAATGCCATTCGTTGAAGGTGGTTTTAATACTAGCTGGTTTAGAAACCAACCTTTAGTACCACATTATCTTGAAAAAACTTTACCTAATAAAATGCAATATACAAATTACACTTCTGAAAGTGCAAAATTAATAGCTGCTGGCGTTTATAAAATGATTGGTATTGATACTAAATTTAATAACCCAGTTATGATTGATAATTTTATGAAAGCATGGGGTGGTACTTTAGGAAGATACTTAATACAAACATCTGACAAAGCATTAATTGAAAGTGGAATGATTGATGATCCAATTAAACCAACAGAGCCACTATCTTCAATGCCAGTATTTAGAGCTTTCTTAGCTAAAAATCCAGACTTAAATTCACAATGGATAACTACTTTTTATGAAGAATATAATGAACTTGAGAAACAAAAAAATATGGCATCTGCTCTTGAGAAAGAAGGTAAACCATTAGAAGCACAAAAAATTATAGACAGCATTCCTAAAGGTAAATTTCAATTAGCTTATTCTGCTGATGAAATAAAAGAATATGGTGCTATGATAAGAAATATATATAACAATAAAGAATATACTGCAGATGAAAAGAGAGAATTAATAGATCAATTTGCTTTAATAATGATACAAGCAGCTAAAAGATCTTTAGATATAATGAATATAAAGGTTGATAATAACAAGCAATAATAATATAGAGATAACAATATGACAATATCATCGACTACAGTAAAAAATTCCTACTCTGGTAATGGTACATTAGATACCTTCAATTACACTTTTAAAGTATTTGCAAACTCAGATTTACAGGTAATTATTAGAGATGCTAATGCTACTGAGACAGTTAAAAATTTAACTACAC